GACAAATCCTGCGACATCAATGAGAGCCTGTTCGAGACTGGTCTCATTCAGATCGGCGGCTGTCGAAAGCTCGTTCCGAAAGGTGTTACCGTTAGCCAGTGTATGAACCGTGGAACAAAGTTCCAGGCCATCACCACCCGTATAGGTGCTGTCAAATGCATTGTTAAGAACCGCTGCGCCTTTGACTTCTTTGGTCTGGCTCATGCTTCTTGCCAAAGCTCGCGTGTACCGACCAGCCAACCGATCATAAAGATTATCTTCGATTGCCTCTTCAGTAATGGAGAACGCAAGTGCAATTGTCTCCATTGTATAACGAGCAGTGTAGACTTCTTGTGCGTCATCATAAGTGATGGCCGTACCTTCAGTCTTCGTTGGCGCTGAACCAAAGCCACTCAGCATGACCTCTTCTTCAAAAGCACGATCAGAGTTCTCCATATTGAAGATATCTTCGTACTCTCTTCCGTATTGGTCATATTCCAAGCCAAACAAGGCATTAAGGCCGGGTTCCAACTCTTTGACGAGTTGTGCTCTACTAATAGCCATTATTCAACCCTCCTATACGCCAGTGGTTGAAACAGTGCCACCAGCAATAGCACCATTCGGGCTATTGTAGTGGTTGTTCAACCGGACCAACGCAGCAATACCGGCAGCAGAGAAGTCCTCATTAGAAGAATCCTCTACCCAACCTAAAATTCTAAGGTTAAGGGTGTTGGTCGTATTAATTGTAGACACTGCCAAAGTGCCCGATGACATACCCGTGGTTGTACTACCACTCGTAGCAGTTGCGAAATTTGCATTCGCAAAAACAGCAGCTCTCGCTGTTGCTTTACTTGTCCACGTAGCATCTGTGGCAATCGTAAAGACTTGCATTGGGTCATCTGCGACCCAAGCCTTTACTGGATGATTGCTATCAGCCCCAGAACCGGGCCAATACATCGACCACGTAGGCTTTCCAGTGGTGCTAGAGACATATTCACAACCCATGAAAGCGCCAAGCAACCCAACAGTCCCTCCTGCGGCATTACCTGTTAAATCAATATACCCCGTAGCTAGGGGGATAACAGGCTGACCTTGGTAAAGGGTGTTGGTATTGCCATTGGCAATTTCATACATTGTATAGCCACTAACACCAGTAGAGTTGGAGTTTTGGCCCATCTTAGCGACAGGTCTCAAACCCCACGATCCATTGAGATTAGCCATACCATTTGCTCCTTAAAGCAATTGTTGAAGTAAAACAGTAGTTCCTAGGTTTCTGTCCTAGGACCACCAAACGTAACACGCGATTGACGTTCAGGCTTATGAATAGCCATCGAATGATGCTGCGTCTCCTTTAGAAGATCGTTATCAACCGCTTGCATTGCTTCCGAATTTTGTCTCTGGAAGTAGCTAGTTCGATCCTCAACAATCTCAACAGGAATACGTGCTAACAACAAACCTCCAACACCAAAAACTCCTTCGTACTTTCCGCTATCCATCGTAGGAGCTTCAAAATCGGGGTATTCTTCCTTCCGAACCAATTCCCACCCTTCTCGCATACGGGCAGAGATATTTTTCCGGTCGTCAAATCCCCTCACTTCAGCCCTGATCCAGCGGTGTGCGAAACCTTCCGGGGGTGGAGGTGCGTCTAACATAGACGGTGGTTGCCAAGGCTTACGTCGTGGGTTTAAGGCCCTAGTCTCGGCAGCGCGGGGAGTGCGATCAACTTTTTCCTTAGTCATGTCGTTCTCCATCAGCGTTTGTATTTCGCGTACTCGTTAAGGGGTACTCCAAGTTTATTTGCTATCGCAACTTCACTAGGAGATAGTTTTACTGTTTTGCGTCCAGAATTGCTGGAACGAACGGCAGAGGCAACGGCCTGTTGAGGGCGGCGTCCTTCTGGTACAGAGACGGCCTCTTCCACAACAACTTCACTGTTGAACTTATGCGGAAAAGCATCTCTAACTCTTTTATCAATCTCATCATAGTATTCTGTAGTGCTGGTGTCAAAGCCTTCCTCTTCCACCAAAGTCCTATGAATTCCAAAGGCTGCGAAAGTCATGGCGTCGTCTTCTCCAAACCACTTGTTTTTAGAAGCCCAGGCTTCTGCCCTAGGATCCGGTCGTACAGGTATTTGAGGTGCCTGTTGTACCGGAGCAGCCGCTTGTGGATGTTGGGCGGCTTCCTGCATACGTGTCTGTTCCGTCTTGGCCGCTCGAACTCGTTCCTCTTCAATGGCTAATTGAGCAAGTTTTTTGTTCAGCTCAACTTGTGTGCTAGTATCATTTGTAGCGATGGCGGTTTCGAGATCTTTGGTAATAGCTTCCGTTTGAGAAGTGATTCGATCTCCGTATTCGCTCACATAGCCAACATCCAGGTTATGGACGCGCCCTTTAAGAGTGCTGTTTTCTTGCTGAAGACCCTGGGCGTAGGAAATCGCAGCCTGTTGCTGTCTTTCCGCTTCACGGGCCTTTTTGGTTAACTTATCTATGCGCTTTTGGACTTTGGCGCTGTATTCCTCATGTTCACCTGAATCTTCTTCAATAGAAGAAATGGAGTCTTTGTCTATTTCGACCGCTACCGATTTTCCTTCAGAAGGAAGGTCTACCGTATCTTGTTCTAGTTCTGGCATGGCTTTTCTCCATGTTTAAAAGTGCAGGATATCTTCAGGATCCTGGATGACAGCTATTACTTCATCGTCATTTAGGATGCGAACCTCGCCGCCGTCGATCTTGAAACGAGCACCCGCATATCTCCCAAAAATAACCCAATCCTTTTCTACGCACCACGCACCCGTAGGAAATTTCTCTTCATCTTTATAAGCCAAAGATCCCACAGCAAGGACATATCCGCAGACGGTAGCCACGGATTCTCTTTCAATAGTCTGGTCCGGGAGAAGCACTCCCCCTTCTGTTTTTCCTTTTCCCCGATAGGGCAGTATAAGAAGTCTCCACCCAGTAGGTTTGGGAAGCCTTCCTAGCGAGCTTTCTTCCAACTTGTCTGGATCAAGAATCTTCTCTTCACGGTTCACATAAGCTTTTTCCAATGAAACAACTTTAGTCTCGTCGTTTTGCGCTTCTTCTATAGAAACGGATGTATCTGCCATTAGACTGCCTTTTCCAAAATGTCTCTCAATTCCTGCCCTATATAATCTAAAGACTCTAGGGCACCAACCAATTGCTTGTATTCTTCCATGTTTTTTAAATTCCCTCCCAACACCATGCCTGTAATCCTTTGCCTTCTTTCTTCAATGGATTTAAGTAAGTGCTCCGCAAGAAGGATTCCATCCATTTTTTGAAACTCCTTTATCCAGGGGGATCCTCAACGCAGAGAACCTCCCAGACAGTATTATATTCATCGCCCCATCTCATTGTTTCTTCCTGATCTCCGTCCCGGTATAAAAAGGGACCCGGTAACTGGCTACAAGGCACATAGTCAATCCTTGTCGGAAGCGGCGAATTTCCGGCGCAACCGCATACGAAGATCAGAATTGCCCCTAAGATCGCGGATAGCTTTGCTGGCTTCATCCATCTTTGAAGTAGCATCCTGTAAGCCCTCGCTTATTGCCTTTGCTTCTCCGGCATCCATTAATTGTTTCTGTTGAATGATACGAGCCAATATCGAGCCTAACTTTAGAATGCCTCTGAATAAGGCAATCCAACCCATCAGGGTTATCCTTTCTCCCGGACTACCATTGCTACAGCGGCTGCTACAGCGGCTGCTGCCCCAAACAACATCGTCCATTGTCCTTCGTCAAACCCCATGACCCCGAGACTTGCCAACATTGCGGCTACCCCGGCATAAGTCGATGGTTCGCTGAGTCGAGCTAAAATCATCTTCATGGTCTTCTCCTCAGTCATATGTGTAGGATTTGCCGCGAAGCGCGGCCCCGGTGCCCTTTTGAACACCCTTTTTTACGATGCCTTTTTCAGTATTAGGCGTAGCCATGTTCTTGGGTCCGTTATAGGGAACAGTTCCCTGATCCTTGATAACCGCACCCTTGGCAATAATACCAACAGAAGGCTGGTTTCTTTTTGCAGCCATAATTATCTCCTATTTTCTCGGTCTACAACAATAGTTTCTTTGGAATCCTGTTTCAACAGCTCGCGTTCTCGTGCTGCTTGAATACGCGCTGCGGCAATTTCCTCAGTAGAAGCAATGCGTTCCTTGCCAAGAGACATTGTATTGGTTGCCTTTTGTTCATCCAAAGCCAAACGAGCCTGATCTACGGCCAGTTCGTTTGCATCGCGCTGGGCGCGAATCTGAAGATCCTGTTCTTTTAATGCAATCAACGGGTCTTGCTCCCCTCCCCCACTTATTTGATTACTAAGGGCCTTTACTTCCTGCATTCCTTGAGCAATCAGTTCCGCAACCATCCCTTCAATCTGTAAAATCTGTTCCGGGGTAGGCTCCTGACCACCCAGTTGCTGTTGCATCTGCGCGGCTACTTGTTCCTTGGACCGTACAGATATGTGCTCCATAACATGTTTTTGAAGCGACATCACTACCGGAGGCATTGTTCCTACCATGGTAGATGATCCAAAAACCAGATGAGCCATGATATGGGCTTCGTGGTTTTGACCTTCAAAAACAACCAGGGGCAGATTTTCCAGCGAATCGGAGTTTTCTATGGCCGGGTCTTTCGCTACCGGCTCACCTTCCTCGCTAGGCTTGAGAATCCCGTCCACGTCCTTGATCCCAATCGCCTTATACATGCGCCTATACGCTTCATATAAATTATGAAGGTCGGGGGCGGACTGAGCGAGTTCCAGTTCAGTTTGCGCGAGGAGTACTCGTTGCGCCATCGAGAAGATGTTCGGATCAGATACAGGTATAACATCGACGCGGTCATCAAAATCCTCCGCTTTGATAATGCGTTCCGCGCCTACGACGTTGTAGGGATATTCCGGCGGTAGATAATCCGCGAAGACGTAGGCAAGAAGATAAAACTCCTCCTTCTGTGCGTAGTGCAACCGCTTATGAATTGCGGACATGACCTTTGCACCCTGTTCAAGAAGTGCGATTGTCGTGCCGACCGCTGCCTGTTGGTTGCCGTCCCCCACTTGCAGATTGGAAACGGCGGCAAACCTTTGACCCGCTTCCACGCAAAAGCCCATCAACTGGAACAGCGTTGGATCCGCTCCCTTGTAAGGAAGCAGCATCAATGCATCCCGGATCGCGCCCCCCGGTGCATCAACGTCGCGGAATTCTCCCGGCGACAGCGGCTCGTCATCGTTCCGTATACGGAGGCCACGCGCCTTGAACCCTGCGGGGAGGTTAGACAGGGTTCCGGCGTCTATGAGCTGACGAAGAGCTGCCGTCGCCGTTCGACTTAGTCCTCCAATCATGTGGATAAGACCAAGACCGTAAAAACCAAAACCGGGTAAAAACTTGAAGTGAACGAAATACTGACGCTTTCTTCTGTCAGCATCGTCCTGAAGCCAGTTGCGTTTGATACTCAGAATTTTGCCGTTGTTCTCTGATATCGTAACAATATAAGGGAGCTTGATCCCCGTAGGCTCGCCATCGTTACCCGTGTCTTCAAACCCTGGAAGGTCCAGGTGGACGTGGCATTCCAGCAACATAATGTCGGTGTCCAGATAAGTGGCGGAAATGCCGCTTATCTTGTCCATTTCTTCCTGTACGTCGGAGGGATCCGTCTGAGTCGCGCTGACTTCAATATCCAGATAGAAACCCCCTACCTGTTTCTTCCGTAGCTCGTTCTCGGTNATCTGTATGGCGTGGGTTACGTTTTCGGCAGTTTCCAGATCCGTGGCCGTGTAGGGCACGATGAGTTGCTCTGCTGGAACGAACTTGCTGACAGCGCGGCACAGAAAATCGTCGTAGTACACTTTTTTGAAAGTGGAACCGGCCAGCGGTAAATAGAAAAGCATCTGGTCAAATTCAGGTGTGTACTCTTTCATTACACAACTGATCTGATAATTCATAAAGTGGCGGACGCGGTCCGCTTGGTCTTCCACCTCCGGCGTGATTTTTCCGATAATCTCGGTTCGTACCGGGCCACCCGCAGGAAGAAGCTCGTTGAAAGCCTGGGCCTGAAACTGGGTTACCGCTTCCGCGAGCAGCGGATGGGTCACACCAGTAGCGCCGCGAAATGGCTCGCTTCGGTCTTCGTATTTAAAGCCCAGCAATTCCAGTCCCGTGCTGTAGGCTTCCTCCCAATCCTTTCGGCCATTCTTGTTGGTTTC